ACCTGCAACAGATGCGCGGATACTTTCATGGAACGGACCGGTAATATACAAGTTAGGAACATCAACAGGCCTTGGAGGAAGATTCAGTCTCGGACTTTTTATCGGAGGTGTTATCTTCCTTTTCCATTCAATATACCCGTCTGGATCATTATGCCACATAGATGTAGTTTCTCTAAAATATGGATCTTCTGAATATCCTGGTCTAAGACTGTCTGTATTACCGTCAAGACCTGAATATAGCTGTTCCCTTACAAGGTCTGCAACTTCTATATTGTTTTCCTGAAGGCAATCCATACATGACTTTTCAAATCCTGATGCAATTCTGTTTATCACATTCTCCAATTTCTCGAAATCAGCCATACAATTAAAATTAAAGCCGGACTTCCGCCCGGCTTAATCAACCAAAACCATCACTTATCAGCAGACTCACCGTCAGCATCCTTTACAGACTTACCAGTAATTCGTTCATACACGTCAGAAAGTTTCTTTTTTCGATTCTCCTCAGAAACTTTCTGCCAGATACAGGTCATGTGGGTATCAATGAATTTCTTTTTCGACATCATCTTGACCTGCTTTTCCACAAAATTGACTCCATCTACAATCATGCTTTTGCTTTAACCACTTTTACAAATTCAACCCATTTGACATCTTTCTCGTACAGAACAGAAGGTGATTTAACTGAAATCTCACCTTCACCAGGAGTAATTGTGAGATAACCGTCCTCATACGAAGCTGATGTAACCCCATCAAATACCTCGGATGCACCTGAGGACAATTCTGTTGCAAATTCAGCAGTTCTGTCATATCCACCTACACATTCAATAATCTTGAATTTGTTGCTTTCGTTTTCAACTAACATGACCTCAGTCAGTCCCTTAATCACATTCGCAGGATTGAAATCCAACTTTAAGTAGTCAAAGTTCAACTGGCTGTCTTCTGCATCCATGTGGCAGAAATTTACCGTCATACTTGACTTCGCACTGCTTGTGCTGAACGGTGTGGCACCTGGATATACTGTTGACATCGGAATTCCGGCAAGAATATCAGTTCCATCATTGTAACCGATAAGCATTCTGTTTGAATCCCAGAAGTACACATCCCATTCCTTGTTAGCACAACGCAACAGCTCAGCATTCAGAATTTCATCAAAACGAGGAAGTGTGAAAGTATCTGTCTGAGCGTTGAGGCCATTGTACTGGTTTGCCCCGTATCCAACAGCACTAACCTGAGCTTCACCACCATTCTTCGCATATTCAACGAATGTATGAATAGGATAAATTCTGCCTGGTCTGTCAGCATGACACATTTTTTCCAACTCATCGGCAGTAATATTTGCCGGTAGTTTTACTCCATGCTCTACAAGTATTGCTCCCTTTACCTTACCCCAGTCAACCTTGCAGGCCGAACCACCGGTATTCATTTCTGCGCTTTCGCACACTCTTGTATTTCTCATTACCTACAACTTTGATTTTTAACTATTAATTCCATCGAGCGTATATTTATGGCATCAATAGGCTCGCTCACTTCCTCTCCGGATTCCGTATAGGCTCCGTATCTGCCATACGAGTAGTTCTCAGAATATTCATGCGGAACGATACTGTCATAGTATATATCAAACCTCCCATCATTTCTAACTACCTCAATCAGCCTTTCATAAATTGGTCGAAGAATGTTGATGAATGAAGCATACAGACGCCGTTCATTGCTCCAGCTCTTCGTTGATGAACACGCTATAAGGATATTCAGTGAAACCTTTGAATAATAGTCCAGACTATCTCTCTTCTCTGTAACAGGACAGAACAGTACGACAAGAGGGAACTTACGTTCTGATGTTGAAGGCACTTTGCTGTATTCATCAAGTTTATCCTTTACATACTGGGCCGAACCAAATATGTAGTTCAGTTCAGGATTCTTAACTTCCTCGAACCTGTCATTCTCGATGTCAGCAGGCATTACGATTGTAAGGTTCCCACTCATTTCCTTTACTACATCTCCAATAATCTCAACGATACCTTTCATAGATTGAACTGGTTAATCTTAATCAACATGTTAGTCTGTGTGACAAGGTCAATCGGACAATTACCATCACGCGCCCACTGGATAAACTTCACATTGGCGGAAACCATCCTATTCCATGCAATAACCTGGGCATTAACAGGTGAAATGTACTCATTGGCACACTTCAGCCGGACATTCCCTGTTATTGTAGCTTCCGATGAAGAATCACGAAGTATGTGGAACAGCACGTAATCAGCAAAAGGCTCTTTCAGTTTGTTGCATACGATTTCATACTTAGACGGCTCAGTATCTTCGTTTCCTTCATCATCAGACATATCAAGGTAATCCATTGCATAACCTGCTTCATTCTCACCGAGCATGGATTCAAGAAAAACAGGCTGCAACTTCTTAATATATTCTTCTATATGGCCGGTTACTACCAAAGAATCGGCGCCAGCAGTCTTTGACGTTGAGGCATTTAGAATATGACGTGGGCCTGCTACAAAATATGACACATCAATCAACATGGCAATTCCTTATTTCTTCGATTTCGAAGCAGAAACTTTTTTCTCGTCCTGAACAACGGCTGCCTTATCATCCTCGGCAGAAACCTCCTTTGTGTCGGTCTGCTCAACATTTTTATTGTCTTCTTGAACATCCTTAGCATCATCCACATGTGAATCAAGTTCTGCCAGTTTGGCTTTCAGTTCATCAATTTCTTTCTTTTGACTCTCATTCTCAACAGAAAGCTCATCTATAACCTTCTGTTTGCTCTCTAATGCCTTTTCGACATCTTCCTCAGACACAAGTCCAGCTTCCGAGACCGGGGTGATAGAAATCAACCCACGGCCAATACGGATACGCTGTTCTTTTATGACAGATTCAAGAGCCTTCTTTTCTCCATTAAGCAAATACATAAGCATTAAGATTTAGTGATTGCTTCTTTCAAGGCTGCCAAGTCACCATAAGCGAATGCCCATGGCATATATACAGGGAAGATAACTTCTTCCTGAGCAATAAGGACAATCTCATTCTTCAACTTGCTTTCTACATCTTCAGCCCATTCAAGAGTCAATAAGGTGTAATCCACGAGATTTGCAGCTATATTAAAGTCACCAATCAGATACTTACCAGGAAGAATGTTGTTTGTTTCAATAATAGGACGTCCTGCAATATATTTAACACCGCCTATCATCTGGATAATACCAAGATTACGTCCGGTTGTATCCTTTTCACTTTCCATAGCATTAACTGTGATAGGATTCAACGCAATAGCATTCGGTGTGTACTGTGCGTATGTCATCACAGCAAAACCAGTTTTGACGACATCAAGAGAGTTAGGTTCCTCAACTGACTTAAATGCGCCATGGCTTACCTTGAAGGTCATTGATGATGTTGAGGTTTCCTCTGTATAAGCAACACCTTTCAACAAAATCTGGCGGTCGTTAATTTTCACGAGCTGGTTAGCGCTGTTGAGAGCAGTAAGTCCAGTAGCACCAGTAAATGTGATAGTCATACCATCAAGAATCTGGTCTTGAGGGTTTGTAAACTCTACGACTGTGTCCTTATTAGAGTTATAACCTGAAACTGATTTGACAGAGCCAGCAGAACCACTAACATAATCTTCAGAGATGATAGTTTCAACAGGATAAACGCCTTTGTGGTTGGCAATACCAAGCAGATTTTCTCCATTACCGTCACCGAACAGAATATTCCAATCTTCAGCCTGATATACAGCTTCAGGCAACATCTTCAAGATAAATGAACGGATAAATACACGGCTCTTAAGCATTCTCTTGGAAATAGGCAGGTGAATTCCAAGACGTTTTGTACCAGTCTGTACCTCCTTTGCCTTAAAACTTGATTCAGGCAATCTTCCGTTTTCTGTTACATAACGCGCATTACGGTCGAATTCATATACCTGAGTAAATGCAAGGTTAGGGTATTTAGGATCGCCCTCCAATGTATTCAATACATCACGCATATGAATACGTTTGTTAGATACCTGTGATACAACCCTGTTCTGCTGTTGAGTAATCAGATGGTCACCGCTATAGTTATCA